TTGACTTAGCTGGCTTTGAGGACGTAAGTAAGAAGAGAACTAAAAACTCTAAGCTGGATGAATCAGCTATTGCTGTTGTTAAAGTAAATGAGAATGGCTGGCACCTAGAGAACATCATATACGGTAGATGGGACTTAGCGGAGACAGCTAGGAAGATCTTTGAGGCTGTTAGAGACTACAGACCTATCAGTGTAGGTATTGAGCGTGGTATCTCTAAGCAAGCTGTGATGTCACCTTTGATGGACTTGATGAAGCAGCGTGGTAGATTCTTTGTTGTAGAAGAGCTGACACACGGCAATAAAAAGAAAACAGACAGAATTATGTGGGCGCTACAGGGTAGATTTGAGAATGGTCAGATTACTCTAGGGCAAGGTGAGTGGAATAGTAGATTCATGGATCAGTTATTCCAGTTCCCTGACCCGTTAACACATGATGACCTTGTGGATGCCTTTGCGTACACAGACCAACTAGCTAAGGTAGCCTACAATTATGACTTTGAGATTGATGATCTTGAGGTTTTAGACGCAGTAACAGGATATTAACATGCCCAGAAAAGGATTATACAGTAACATTCATGCCAAACGTAAGAGAATCAAGGCCGGTAGTGGCGAAACGATGCGTAAACCCGGTAGTAAAGGCGCTCCTACCGCTAAATCGTTCAAGCAAGCAGCCAAAACAACCCGAAATAGAAAATTACGAAGGGGTCGGTAATGGATTACGGTGACAATGACGTTCTGTCTAGCGACGAACACCTAGAAAACTGGGTAATGGCTAAGTGTGACTCGTGGCGAGACCACTATGAGTCCAATTATGCAGAAAGATTTGAAGAATTCTACCGTTTGTGGCGTGGAATCTGGGCAGCAGAGGACATGGAGCGCAAAAGTGAGCGTTCACGTATCATTTCACCCGCATTACAGCAGGCTGTAGAGTCCAGTGTAGCTGAGATTGAGGAAGCAACTTTCGGTCGTGGTAAGTATTTTGATATTACCGACGATCTTGGGGACGCAGAAGCACAAGATGTCGTATATTTGCGACAAAAGCTACATGAAGACTTTGAGAAGACTCAAATACGCAAGCAAGTAGGTGAATGTCTAATCAACAGTGCTGTATTTGGTACTGGTGTAGCTGAAGTAGTGCTAGAGGAAGTTAAAGAGATGGCTCCTGCTACACAGCCTATTATGGACGGACAGCTACAGGCAGTAGGTGTTAACGTCACAGACCGTACAGTAGTTAAACTACGCCCTGTACTACCACAGAACTTCCTGATTGACCCAGTAGCAACATCTATTGAGGACGCTATAGGCGTTGCTGTGGATGAGTTTGTGCCACGACACAAGGTACAGCAGCTACAGGAAGAAGGTGTCTACAGAAGCGTGTACGTAGGTCAGGCGGCTAGTGACTACGACCTAGAGCCAGATCAAGACCTAACGAGCTACGATGAAGACAAGGTACGCCTAACGAAATACTACGGACTTGTGCCTCGTTACTTGCTAGAGATTGGTGAGAAAGAAGCACTGCTTGATGACGATGAAGACATTGCTGATATTGAATTAGAGGAACCAGAGAACAATGAAAATGCCAGCTATTACGTTGAAGCTATTGTGGTTGTGGCTAATGGAGGCATCCTACTAAAAGCAGAAGCTAACCCATACATGATGCAGGATCGTCCTGTAGTAGCCTTTCCTTGGGATGTAGTTCCAGGTAGGTTCTGGGGACGTGGTGTGTGTGAGAAGGGTTACAACAGCCAGAAGGCGCTTGACACAGAGCTTCGGGCACGTATTGATGCTCTAGCACTAACTGTGCATCCAATGATGGCTATGGACGCTACAAGGCTCCCTAGAGGCTCTCGTCCAGAAGTACGTCCAGGTAAGATTTTGTTGACTAACGGCGACCCTAAGTCTGTCATTAACCCATTCAACTTTGGTCAGGTTAGTCAGATTACATTTGCACAGGCAGCGGAACTACAGAAGATGGTTCAGATGTCTACAGGTGCTATTGACTCTGCTGGTATTCCTGGCAGCATTAATGGTGACGCTACGGCTGCTGGTATCAGTATGTCGTTAGGTGCAATCATCAAGCGTCACAAGCGTACCTTGATTAACTTCCAACAGTCTTTTTTGATTCCTTTTGTTAAGATGGCTGCTTGTCGTTACATGCAGTTTGATCCAGAGAACTATCCTGTTAAGGACTACAAGTTTAACACTACGTCTACTCTAGGTATCATTGCCCGTGAGTACGAAGTAACACAGCTTGTACAGCTACTGCAAACAATGTCTCAAGAGTCTCCACTGTACAACACGTTGATTCAGTCAATCATTGACAACATGAACCTGTCTAACCGTGAAGAATTAATGACTAAGTTAGCTCAGGCAGAGCAGGCATCACAGCCTACACCTGAGCAGCAACAAATGCAACAACAGGCTGCACAGGCACAGATGGCCTTCCAGCAGTCACAGACAGCGGCTCTAAACGGTCAGGCAGTAGAGTCTGAGGCTAGAGCACAGAAGATTGCTGTAGAGACACAGCTTGCACCACAGGAGCTACAGATTGACCAGATTAAGGCAGTCACAGCTAACCTGAAGGCAGGCGATCAAGAGGACAAGGAGTTTGAGCGTCGTATGAAGATTGCTCAGACATTCTTGAAAGAGAAAGAGATTGATCTAAAGAATCAACCTCAACAACAAGCACCGCAACCAGTGCAACCCATGCAACCCCTTCAATTACAACAAGGATAACTTGATGGTCGTAACACGTACAGAACTAACTCAGATAGTAGATCAAGTCAACAAGAAGTTTGATGAACTAGAAGCTAAGATTAAAGAGTTAGAGGCAAAGAATGTTAAGAAACTACCGAACAAGAAGGCGGCGTAATGCCTAGTCCACGTAGAGGTAAAGCAAAAGTAAAAGTGACTTCCAGCGGCAGGAGAGTCTCTTACGGTCAGGCAGGGAAAGCTAAAGACGGTGGCCCCAGAGTTAGGCCGGGAACCAGTAAGGGCGACAGCTACTGTGCTAGGTCACTAGGTATCAAGAAACGTCTTCCTAAAAAGAAGCAGAATGATCCTAACACACCCAATAACTTATCACGTAAGCGTTGGAAGTGTAAGGGTGCTAAGTCCATGAGAGCTAATCAAACACTAGCTCGTAAGACAAGAACTAGGAGAAAGTAACATGCCATACGGTAAAGGAACATACGGAAATAAAGTAGGCCGTCCGCCTAAGAATAGTAGAAGAGCTACACCTAAAAACCGACGAACTAAGACTATTGGCGGACGTAGGGGCCGCTAACAATGATAGCAGAGATAAGCGCAATTGTTGCTGGTGTCAACGTAGCTACCTCCGCTATCAAGCGTGTAGCTGAGACTACCAATGACATCTCAAGTATCTCTGCTTTTTTATCTACTCTTGGAGGTGCAGAAGTAGAGTTAGCTAGAGCGCAGAATGAAGGCAAACTCTCTGAAGGAGATGCTGTCAAAGCTGCACTAGCTAAGAAACAAATACAAGAGACTATGAAGGAGATCAAAGATCTCTTTACAGTTAGCGGTAACGGGCAGCTATACAACGAAGCTATGGCTGCTATGGCGGCAGCTAGGAAGGCTAAACAACTAGAATTAGCTAGAGCAGCAGCAGCTAAAAAGAAGTTTTGGAGGGACGTTAGAGAGATAGGTGCTGTTGTAGGTGTACTGGTATTTTTAGTACCTATGTGCCTAGCACTTTTAATTTCATATTTAACAAAATAACACTTGACAAACACGAAAAAGTATGATATAATATATAGGTACTTTACGTACATTCAGTATTCTTTAACAAAGGTAAAATACGATGACTCAAGAGTTAGAAACATACTTTAACAATTACTTTGCTATGTTTAGATCAGAAGGCTGGAAACAGCTAATCTCTGACTTACAAGGTAATGTTGGACAGATCAACTCAGTAGAAATGACTACGGATAATGATAACTTGAACTTCCGTAAGGGACAGTTAGCTATCCTAGCAACAGTACTAAATCTTGAAGCACAGATTGAGAACGCTCAAGAACAAGCAGAATCAGAAGACTCTGAAGAAGCTAACGATGAGATTGTTTGATTTTAGATGTCCTTGTGGCAATCTGTTTGAAGATTTAGTTAAGTCTGATGTCACAACTTCTAGGTGCAGTTGTGGCTTGGACGCTAAACGTGTTATCTCCCCAGTGAGATCTAACCTTGAAGGCATTAGCGGAGACTTCCCTGATGCACATGATAGGTGGGTTAAGCGTAGGGAGCAGCACATGGCATATGAACGAAGGCAAACCTCCTAAATAAGTAAAACTTATCTGTGAGAACCTTCATACTAAACATCTCCACAATACTAAGGTACGGAGTTAATAATGGCTAAGATTATTGAACCTGAGCGTCAGCAGGATAACCAAGAAGAAAACGAACAACAACTAGATATGTTTGCACAAGTAGAGGAAGAACAGGAAACTCCTGAACCCCAGGAACCTGAGATCCCAGACAAGTACAAAGGTAAGTCTGCTGAAGAACTTGTACAGATGCACCAAGAAGCTGAGAAGCTATTGGGCCGACAGAGTTCTGAAGTAGGTGAGCTACGTAAGGTTGTTGATACGTATATCCAGACACAACTCACAGAA